GTCCGAAGCAATCGCGGCCGCAGACGCTGCCGTCTTCACCTCGATAGAACCGAGCGGATTGGTTGTCGCCTGTGAGCCACCGGCAACGAAGGTCAGGAAGCCATAAGGCTTGTTCGTGCCGTCGCCCGCGATGAAGGCTAGTCCTTCCTGATAAGCGAACTCGGTTTCCACCTCATTCGCCAGCCACTGTTCAAGGTTGATTTCCGCATCGTCCAGAAGCTGCTGCGTTGCAGCCGGATTGGCGTAAATCTCACCCGGCGTGAACGTCATGCTGCCGAACTCGGGCGTGTTGGTCTGCGGACGCGCCGCAGTTTCACCCACCCAGCCGGAGCCGGTTCCACGCAGGTTGAACAACTTCTTGAAACCGGCGGTCGAGATGGTCTGCACCTGCGCAATCTGCCGCATGGGGGATACTTCGACCAGCTTGTCGGTGATCGTGCGATCCCACTCGATCGGAGCAAGATAACCGCCCTCGTCGTCAGCGCCCTTGTTCAGGGCCGCCTGGACGTCACCCTTGCGAAAGTGAGAGCGGAAGGCATCGGAGTACTCCCGATCCCGAACCTCCCCCTTGCCGCCGCCGGCACCCATCTGGATCGCCGCCAACTGTGCATTGGCCTGATCGACTGCAGCCTGAAGGTCCGAAACGCTGGAATTGATCTTCTCCAGCTTCTCGGTCGTCACCACGTCATCAAACTTCCTGGCAAGTTCCTTGTCCTTCTCGGCCATGGAGGCCTTGAACTCGGACCAGTCCTTGTTGAGGCTGTCGATAAGCGCCTTGATTTCCCCGCCGGCTTCGGCGCGCACGGCGAGGATACCGCGTGCTTTTGTGCTGGCAGGGAGCATGATGCCCATCGCAGCAACGAGATCGCCCGCAAGCGAACCTGAGGCGAGGTGGAGAAGGTCGGGGGTTCCGGCCGCAGCCGCGCAGACGCCAACCCCCAGCATCGCCACGCAGGCGATGACGAGAGACACGATTTTCATTTGAGGCTCCTTTTAGCCTTTCAGTGTGGAACGAAGCTGCTGGATCGCAGCCCTGAGATCGTCAGCGTCGTGCGTGACGGGCGCGGCAGCGTCGTGCGTGCCGCTTTTCACCTCGCTCAGAAGCGTCCTGCGTTCGGAGCGAGGAATTCCGGATTTGGCGAGCAGAGCATCTACCCGCCTCGTTGCGTTCACGGCCTTGGCCGATTCCGCCTTCGTTTTGTCTTCGGAGACCTGATCAGCAGGCAGGAAGCCATCAGCAAGGCCCTCCTTGACGGCTTGTTCGCCGTTGAACCAGGTCTCGTTGTCCATCCATTCAGCGGCCTTCGTTTTCTTTACACCGGCACGCTCGGCATAGACGGTCGCCATGGCATCGTCGAAGGGCTCCATGGTCTTCGCCGCTTCGGCGAGATCATGTCTGTTACCGATCGCGACCACCCAGGCATTGTGCACCATGAGGAAGCCCGCTTTGCCGATCTGGATCTCGTCCCCAGCCATGGCGATGACTGACGCGGCAGACGCGGCGAGCCCAAGGATGCGGACCGTCACCTTGTGCGGGTGCGAACGCAGCGCATTGTAGATCGCGACCCCCTCGAAGAAGTCGCCACCCGGCGAGTTCAGATCAACAAACACGTCCTGATCACCGATCGCGCGCAGGGCCGCCGCTACGCGCTTCGACGTGACGCCGCCGCCGGTCCAGAAATCCTCGCCAATAACATCCAGGATCGAGACCGTGTTTTCCGGCGTCTGCTTTGCCATGATGCCGGCATTCCAGCGCTCAATCGCATCCGGGTCCGGCTCAAACGCGCAGACGGACGGCAGGCGCTCGGCCTTGATCTCAGGCAGATTGCGAAGGCTCATTGCCATTGCTCCTGTTTGCAAGCGGGTTTGGCCCGATCTCTTTTTCCGGGAGGTCCATCGTCTCTCGGACTTCCTCGTAATCCATCCATGGCTGATGACCGCCGGAGCCGAGCGCAGCCTTGAAGAACTCGGCCTGGTCCTTCATCGAGCCGCGCAGCAGCGCACCCTCGTTGAACTTGGCCTCGTAACGATCCGCCTCCTCCTCGGTTAGCAGCGAACGCTCGATCGCCTGCTGCCACGCTTCGAACCACGGATTGAGCGCATAGCGGACGAAGAACTGCCCGAGCACATCGATGCCGGAACCCCAGGACGTGTCATCGACCACCAGAAGTGGCCGCGGCACCCCAAAAGCGCGGGCAATCTCCTCAATCTGATGCTTGCGCTGCTCGATATGCTGACTATCGCGGCCCGATTGGCCACCGCCTGCGATGTCCATGTCCTCCTCGAGGATGAGCCATCTGTGCGCGTTCTCGGCGCTCTCGCGCTCGGCCATGCTGGCCTTCAGGCGCTCATATGCCTCCGGCGAAAGCTTCTCCTTGTGCTTGAGCGCACCGCCGACGAGCATTCCCTGACGGAACAACCGCGCGGCGGCCTTCTCTGTCTGCAGGGCAAGGCCGATAGCTTCGGCGGCCTGGCGCACAATCGAGAGCCCGGAGATCCCGTCCTCGGAAAGGCCGCAGCGAAGATGAAAGATGTCTTCCTGCGGCAGGATCACCTTGCCGCCATCCGGGCGCGTGTATTCGTATTCCAGAGACCAGTCCGTTCGCTGGCGTGGCTTCACCCGCTCTGTCGCCAAAGGCACCAGCTGCGTTATTTTCTTGCCGCTGCGCACGATCAGTGCGAACGCATCGCCGCGATTGCCGTCCCCATTCGCGCCAAGAGCCCGTTGCTGCATCAGCGAACGGAACTCGAATGCCGTCTGCCAGGCGTTCGGCTTGCGGTGCAGGACGCGAAACAGCGGGTGATCCGTCGCCTTTTCCTTCGTCTCCTTGTCGCGCAGGTGAAGCGGAAGCCAACCCATGGCGAAGGAGATCAGCGAAACGCACCGGATAACCGTTGTGTTGCGCAGCGCGGTCTTCGCAGAAACCGTAATCCCCGCCTCAGTCAAGGCGCCACTGCCGCCGCGGATAAACTCCAGCAGGCGAGGATCGTCCATCCCAAAGAACTCGGCGGATTCACCCATGGCATGCACAACAGGCGATGAAGATTTCGGCTCGCTGCGCCGTAGGAAGTCAAATAGTCCCATCCGCTACACCATCAGGATTCCGCGAGTTTCGTAGACGGATGGGCTTTTGCCCTCCGGGTTCCTGCTCATCAGCATCACGGCGTTGAAGGCTGCTATCAGCGGGTCAATCTTCGCCTTACCCGCCGCCTGCTTGGTGATCGAGCGAGCGGACCCCTTCAACTCGACCTTGGCGTTGCCCACACACCAGGCCATCAGCGGCTGCCCTGCGTGAACCAGCGTCCCATCGCTCAGCTTGCGCTCGGCGCCGAGAATGGCCGGGTTCAGATAGCCTCCCTGGGAGACGCCGGTTATCGTCCCGCCGTTGTCGACCGTATCGAAGCCTCGGTTGATCAGTTCATCTACGAGAGCTGGGAGCCCTAGCTTGTCAACGCCGATCCCCGCTTGCTCGGGGAGCAGACCGGCATCGCGTACCCGTTCGCAAAGATCAGCGAACTCCTCGATGTCTTGCGTCGGCCTCTCGCAGAAGACCAGATCGCCCTTACCTGCGAAATCCTTCAGAGTGGCGGCTATCTCTTTCCGCCGTTTCAGGACGATCGGGTGTGCCCAGGCCCTGCACCACAGAAGCCACCGGCGCGTTCCCTTTTCGCGCCCGAGGAATGCCCCCCCAAACAGATCGTCCAAACCCCCACCGTCACCGCCGATCACGATCACGTCGCAGCGCTCCAAGAGAGCGTCGAAGGTCAGACCCGACTCGACCGCCAATTCCCAATAATCAGCACCGGGCCACCGATCGGCCCTCAGGTTCAAACCGATCTCGACATTGAGATGCTTCGAAAGGAACGTCTGCAGCGCGCCATCGTCGCCGCCCTGAACCTTTGCCAACTCATCTTCGAGCCATTCCCGGCTGACCGAGCGGTTTAGGTTCGGGTTCGTGATGTAAAAGTTCTCCGGCTGGAGGTAGGCTCTCTCCTCAAGCATGAGATCGGGGAACTCATAGAGGACCGGCAGGCTCTTTCGATCCTCCACGATCCCGTCCCGCACATTGCGGAAATAATCCAGCTTTGCCTTGAACACACCGGCCGGCGGCGTATCGCTCTGCGTCGAGAGATAGATCACGAACCCTTCAGGCCGGGCAACCAATCCGCCGGTTGCCTCCCGGAGCATTGCGTCCGCATTCGGCTTCTTCCCGAAGATCCAGAGCTCATCTACGAGGACGAACGCCGCCTTTTTGCCACTGACAACATCCGTGTCCGCGGCTACCACCTTCAGGACGGCTTTCGTGGTCCTGTGCGTGATCTGCCGGAAATTCTCCTGGACGTGCAGGAGGTCTCGTAGTTCATCGTCGGCATTGACCATGTCACGGGCCGGGATGAACGAGTTGTTTGCGACCTCAATCGTCGGGGCCAGGATCAGCAGTTCAGCAGAGAACCGCCAATTCCGGATCAGCGCTGTGACCATGATGCCGGCGGCGATTGTCGACTTCGCGTTCTTCTTGCTGATGAGCAGGAAGAACTCTCGGATAAGCCGTTTTGCGCTCTGATGGTCGTACGCGCCGAAGATGGCGCGCACCCAATCGAACACCCACTGTTCGCAAGCCTCCCCAAAGGTTGGGCTTCCGGGGGCATCCACGATCCGCAGCGACTGGAAGACCGCAAGCGCGGCATCAGCCTCATCCGGAAAGAGCGGGTCGAACGGGATCAGTGACCGCCCTTCAACGATCCTTTCCTGCCAATCCAGGCAGGCAGTGCTCCATTGCTTCACTGGTTATTGACGACGAGCTTAGGCGGCGTCGGCGGGGCATACTTGCCCACAACACTCTCTGCCGCGATCTGCCGCTCTTCCTTCTTCCCTAGCTTCGGGGGCTTGGTCTCGCGGGCCTTCACAGCCTCAGCGGCGCCTGCTACACGACCCATTTCCTCAAGCTTCTTCTGGGCAGAGACATTCCCCGCCCGGGCGGAGGCGAAAAGAAGGCCGATGACCTCCTTCCTGCGCTGCGCATGGCCGTCCGCAAGTTCATCCGCGAAATGCTTGCGCAGCGTATCAGGATCGATGCCGATCGCACGGGCGATAGTGTTCTCGCTTTCACCGCAGAACTTCATTTCCTCAACGATGCGCCTCTGCTCGACGCTTGGCCGGAAGGATGGCCTCCCTCCTTTCGATCGTGCCTTTTGCGGTTTAGGTTTTTCGGTCATCTCATCGCTTTGCCGAAAATTTCGGGGCGGAGGAAAAAATTGTGCGAATGGCGGGGGCGCGGGTCTGGGAGCGGCGGGGCTCCGGACTTTCGACCCACCCCCCTCTGCCGGTCATGGACGCTGCCGCCTCTCCTCGCTCTGCTTTGTGCTGTCGTGGTAGGCCTTACTCACCGCGTGCAAGTTGCTTTCATCCCAGAACAGACGCTCATCACCTCGGTGCGGGATCTTGTGGTCAATCACCGGGCTATTCGGTGCAGGATGCTTGCCGACGAGGAGCACGCCTGTGTTCTGGCAGGTGAACTGATCCCTGATAAGGATGCGCTCGCGCAGCTTCTGCCATCGTGCCGTCTTGTACCAGGCGCGCCACGGCTGCGTCGCATCCCTGTATCGGGATCGTCCCTTCTCATCACCTGGTGCATAGCCTACCCGAGGGGCGAGAGTGCCAAGCCTGGGCTTCAGATTGGAGAGCTTAGCCATGTGCTTCCGCTTCTGGTGAGGGGCGGTCGGGCTTGGGCATCAGAGCCCCACCGCATGCGCCATCACCCAAGCCCAAGTGATGAAGCCGATTGCACCGGACAGTACGACTATAGCGAACATGGCGGTGATGATCGTGTATGTGAGCCAAGTCGGAGCGCGATGCGTCGGAATACCCATGCATTGCTCCTGATTTTCAACCTATGGATGGTAAAAAGCCCCGCTCAGACGATACTGGCGAGGCTTCAACACAACCTGCGATACTGATTTCCTACCCGACCCAGATGCGCCACCAGACTGCGAATGCTACCGTGAGCACTCCAATGACGATGGCGTCCATCAGGTCAGTCACGCCGCCTCTTTCTGCTTCCGCCGCTTAGCCTCCTGCTGGCGCCTGCGCTCATTGCGCTTCTGCGCCCACACCTTGATCCTCACGAGATTGTTCACCCTTCTCCCCGGCAGGATAATGCACTCAGTCGTCTTTGGAAGCTGACACTGAGCCGAACTTTCCGCTCTCTAATTTGCCCCTGTAGCGCGCAGCTTGTGTTATAATTTTTCTATCGGGATCAGCCTGGTCTCGATTGTGCTAGGAGGGCATATCATGGCCAAAGCCCACGAACACTCCGATATCCCCGCCGAAGTCCGAGAGGCAATAAAGCAGTTCCTGACCACCTCTCAAGACAAATCCCAGCCGTTTAGAATATCAGCGGCGCTCGGGGCAATACGGCGTGTTTTCCCCGATTTGGACATCTCGGATAATGGACTCGTCGACGCCATCGCAAGCGAAGCATCCGTTGCTGGCTTTGAAATCGACTATGATGGCGAGCATGAACCCAGGGTGATCAAACGGAACGCACTTGAACGATGGGACAATGAGGGCGGTGCCGTAGGCAAGAATATCCGCCGCCAGTGACCCGATCAAATGTGGTAACGGGTAAGCGAGGCCGACGCTCAGTGGGCGGGACGATGTTCTTGTTTATCGCAGGCAAGTAAGATGACCCCGGAAGACTTCAAGGCTTGGCGAAACGGGCTTGGCTATTCCCAGAAGGAAGCGGCCGAAGCTCTCGGCGTATCGTATGGTACGGTTTTCAATTACGAAACTGGCAAGCGGCGTGAAGATGGTCAGCCGGTTGAAATTCCCCGGACCGTCGCTCTTGCGTGCTCAGCCCTTTTCCACGGTCTGGAACCTTGGACGCCGCGATAGGTTCA